GTCTCCTCGTCAAGCGTGATGAATTGGTGGAGATCTTCAGCGACTTCAACGAACGACTATCAGCAGGTGACTTTGGTCAGGCTGAATACTACCCCGACGTGGTAGATGCCCTGGTCTTCCGCTATGACAGTATGACTCCCGAGGTCCAGCAAATCATCCAAGCACAGTAATCACACATCAGAAGGGGCGTACCCACCTTGAAGAAAGGCATCGCCAGCTAGGAAGGCGATCAGGTACGCCCCTTCTCATTCCCAAGGAAATGAAGAAACGCAAGAAACGTGTGAAGGTGAAGGAGCTTAAGAGAAGCATACAAGTCTCTATTGATATTACTGACATCTTCAAGCAGTTACTGAAGGACGCCGTCGAACAAGAATAATATGAAAGGTACAATGAAGGAAACACGAAGCTCAGTTAAGAAGAAGATCCGCATCAGCAATGCGCTGCGTCGCCAGCTGATTGAGGAGTTCGACACCACGAGCAAGACCATCTATCAAGCGATTAACTACCTGGGGAACTCCGAACTCCTGGTGAACATTCGCAGAGCCGCTATAGAGAAAGGTGCGCAGGTCGTCGTTATGGCACCTGTTGACGCTGTCCTTGTGGATATGGGCGACAAGATGGTGCGCTACTATCGTGGTGGCGCTCACCTTGACCTCGATAAGGCTACCGGTGACGCTCGCCTATATAATAAGGATGGCTCGCTATGTAGTACCCATCACTCGGTAGCAAGCACCCTGCTCCCTGTGATAGAATTTGGCAAGAGCCTATAGCGCTATGGAACGAGTGAACGGAGTGCTGTGTGCAACTAAGGAAGAATTGGTTGGTGCGGCACTGATTACTGAACGCTATCTGAAGGAGCTTGTCAACCGCAAGACTCTCCAGATCGTCGTCCGCGGTTGCCGTGGGCGTCAGGCTCAGTATGCCGTTGACACGCTCCCCGAGAAGTACAAGGCCGAGGTCTACAAGCGCTTTGACATTCCTCCTATGGATAGAGTGAAGAGCCTCCTTGAGCAGCTCATCCGTCCACTCCCCGAAGCCGTGAGCTACTACCACAGCTACCGCCTGGCCGATGGGCGCTCGCTGCCCAGCGACAAGATCGCACAGTACACCGCCGAGGCTCAGATCTTAGATGCCATCAGCGCCTACCAGCAGGAGCACTACAGCAAGCGAGGTAAGGCAGGGCGTCGCCCGATGGGTAAGGGTGAGCTCTACGGTTGGCTGGCCGATATGATCCAGGCACTGCCTCAGGAGGAGTACCCCCACAAGCTCCCCAAGAGCCGCCTACAGGAGAAGCACGAAGCCTACCTGCGGGAGGGCTTCGAGAGCCTCATCCACAAGGGCTATCAGAATCAGAACGCCAGCAAGACGGGCAGTGACGAGCAGTCGGCGCTCCTCCTGATGCTCCTTGCCAGCCCCAACAACCTCAACAATAGTCAGGTGGCACGGCTCTACAACGAGACCGCCAAGGTGCGGGGGTGGGAGAAGCTCACCGCCTCGGCCGTGGGGAAGATCGCCAAGAGTAAGAGCCTGCTCATCGACGCAGGGCGCAAGGGTCGCACCGACTACCGCCTGCAGGTGCAGACGGCTATCAAGAGGACGAAGCCCACCCGCGCTATGAGCTACTGGGTACACGACGGCTGGACGGTAGAGCTCTACTACCAGCACACGACTACCGACAAGAAGGGGGGCACGAAGACGGTCTATGACTGTCGCCTCGTCGTGGTGGTGATCCTCGATGCCTCTTGCTCTTACCCCATCGGCTACGCTATCGGGGAGCGTGAATGCCCTCAGCTGATCGCTCAAGCCCTGCGCAGTGCAGCGCACCATACAGAGGAGCTCTTCGGGGTGAAGTGTCACCCCCGTGAGATCCAATACGACCACTATCAGATCGGAGCGCTGACGCCTCTCTACAAGGCGATGAGTAACAAGCTCAGCCCAGCGAGAGCAAAGAACGCCCGCGCTAAGATCATCGAGCCTTACTTCTCCCGGCTGAACAAGACCTACTGTCAGCTGCAGCCGAATTGGTCGGGCTACGGGATCACGGGGAAGAAGGGCAAGGGGACGAATAGAGAAGTCGCCTCTGACCTTCGCCACCAGATCCCCACCCGCGCCGAAGTCGAGGGGCAGATCCACACGATTATGAGCCAGGAGCGCGCGCTGAAGCACGAGGAGTATATGAGCCTCTTCGATGGCGACATCACGGACATCCAGCTGGACCGCTCGATCTACCTCGAGCACTGGGGCGAGACCTCGGGGCGCTACATCGGTCAGAGCATCTACGGGCTCACGCCTACGATCTTCGGCGAGGTGCAGTACTACGAGAGCTTCGAGCAGGGCTTCAAGGAGCAGCGTCACCAGCGCTGGCAGGTCTACTACGACCCGAGCGACCTATCCAGCGTCCTTGCCGTCAGCGAAGATGGACGATACAAGTATCTCCTCGAGCGGAAGCACCTCCAGCCCATGGCCGTCGAAGACCAGCGCCCCGAAGACCTCCAGCACCTGGAGCGTGTGCGCACCCATCAGCGGGAGATCGAGGACTGGGTGGATGGCGAGTGGAAGAGGATGATGCCCTTGGCTCTCGAAGCCTCAAAGGACAACAGCGTCGCCCAGGAGCTCCTCCAGCGAAGTATCACGCCCTTCCGCCGAGGCGAAAAGAAGAAGATGCGCCCCATCGAGAACGACACCCCCGCCGAAGCTGAGGCCTTTGGCCGTGAGATGGACGACCTCCTGCCCGACAGCCAGGGGCAAGTCAAGGACAACCGCTACGACCGCAAGCTCCAGCGAGAAGGAGCCGAAGATAATGACAACGGGCCCGCCCCTCAGCCCAAGAAGAGGAGCATCTTAGAGAGAGTGTAACAACAAAAACAGCACAACAATGGAACAGACCAGTAGCAAGACGTATCAGATCAGGATCGAACGCATCACAGCCTCCACCCTGGACGAGCTAACGACCAAGATAGAGGCTGTGAACCTGGAGCAAGGGGAGTCAGCCTGTAGCTACGAGCTGATCATCCCGATAATGAAGGAGCTATAACAGTAGCCTGCTCGATTGACAAATAGTAAAAGCAAATAAGAAGCACAACAATGGAACTGAAGGAAAAAGAACTCATCGCCACCCGCCTACGTGACTACTGCGCAAAGCAGGGCGGGCAAAACAAGGCAGCTAACAGCCTCAAGGGCGTCAGCGCTGCCACCATCAGCAAGATCCTTAACAGTGATTGGGAGACGATCGCCGAGGGGATGTGGCACAACGTCAGCAAGCAGATCGGCCTCTCGGCTGAGGGCTGGTCCATCGTCCATACGAATGTCTACGAAGAGCTGACGGAGCTGCTCGACTGCGCTCAGCGGGATAGTCAGGTGATGGCTATCGTCGGGAGTGCCGGCTGTGGCAAGAGCTCTACTATTCGCCAGTATGTGGCCACGCACCAAGAGGTCTACAGCATCACTTGCTCGGAGTACCAAAATAGAGGGAGCTGGCTGTCGGCAGTGATGGAGGCTATGGGCTTGGATCCCCGAGGGCTGAGTGTGGCGGAGAAGATCGGCGCTGTGGTGCGCCGTCTCAAGCGCTTCGACCGCCCCCTCTTGATCCTCGACGAAGCGGACAAGATGAGCGACACCGTGCTCTATTTTTTTATCACGTTGTACAACGAGCTGGAGGACCACTGCGGTATCGTACTTAGCGCCACGCAGCATCTGGAAAAGCGTCTGCAGAAGGGGCTGCGCATCGGGAGAAAGGGCTACGAAGAGGTCTACAGCCGCATCGGACGCCAGTGCATCAGCCTCAGCGTGCTCTCCCCCGAAGATATCTCCCTCGTATGCACCGCCAATGGGCTGACCGACAGCCGATGCGTGCGACGCATCGCCGACGAAGCACAGTGCGACCTCCGCCGAGTAAAGCGTGCCGTCTGGCGCGAACATCAGCTATCCAAGGAGGACTAAGCTATGGCACGAGCATACTCCAGCGCCAACATCCGATCAGCCCGCTTCAAGACCGTCGACTTTGACGGGGCGTGGCTGGCGAGCATCGGGATGCCTGTCCTACGGGGCACGTGGCTGATCTACGGGGGTAGTGGCTCGGGTAAGACGTCCTTCTGCCTCCAGCTGGCGAAGTACCTCTCTCAGTTCGGCAGGGTGCTCTACAACAGTCTGGAGCAGGGTCTAAGCCCTACGATGCAGGCTGCTTGGATCGCTGGCGGGATGGATGAGGCAGGTCGACGCGTAAAGCTCCTCGACCGTGAGAGCTATGATGAGCTCTTCGCTCGCCTCGCCAAGCGCCAAAGCCCCGAGATCGTCATCATCGACTCGATCAACTACCTCCGAGGTCTTCGGCTGAGTGACTACCAGCACCTCTCCCAGCGCTACCGCAAGAAGCTCTTCATCATCGTCGCCCATGAGAGAGGCGGTGAGCCGAAGGGAGCGCTTGCCCAAGCTATCCGCTACGATGCTGATGTGAAGATCCGCGTCGAGGGCTACCGAGCGATGGTGACCTCCCGCTATGCTACCGGGGAGATCGGCGGAGACGACTACATCATCTGGGACGACGGCGCCAACGCCTATTGGGGCACCACCGCCACTGACCCCACCCAACGAGACCGACGTAAACAACGAAAAGAAATAGACATCAATGAGAGCTAAAGGCACTAACGAGATGGACAAGCTCCACATGAACGCCATCCGCCGCTACCACACCCTGTGCAGCCAGCTGCACCTCACTCCCGAGGATAGGGAAGCGATCCTATCACCCTATGGCTGCACCTCCTCTAAGGACATGGAGACGCACGACCTCATCGACGTCTGCGCTTCGCTCGCTAAGGAGCTGGACAAGCGTACCGAGGGCGCCGACATCAGTAAGCTGCGCAAGCGCGTCATGGCAGCTATCGGGGCTTACCTCCGTAGTGAGGGGAAGTTTGAAAACCCCTCGATCATCAAGGGCATCGCCTGTCGTGCTACGGGCTACCGCTCCTTCAACAAGATCCCCAAGGAACGCCTGTGCAACCTCATCGGGCTCTTCAACGACAAGGTCAAGGATAAGCGCGCCGTCGACGCCCTCACCAGCGAAGAGCCCGCTCCACAGCCTTCCTACTTTCCACCCTCAACCCTCGCAAACTAACTCACCACATAAATAACTACTCCAATGAAACGTGAAACGATCTTCCTCGGCTTCTTCAGCCTCCTCCTGGCCCTGGGCTTCGACGCCATCTGCAGCGATGCCCACGCAGGCATCATCATCTGGCTCGCCTGCGTAGCCCTCTGGGGCGTCTTCACCACCCTGACGCTCAGCGAACGCCTCGAGAATGTGACTGAGTTCAACCGTCGGATACTCAAGCAGCTCCGCGAAAAAGAAGAGAAGGGAAAATAAAGGCTCCAGAGCTATGTGTAAGACAACAGATACAATAGACACACGTGCCTGGCAAAAGCTATCCGTGAGGATACACAAGGACTCGGTGTCTAAAGGGTTTTGGGATGAAGATCATCCCTTGAATCATTCCTTCATGCTCGTGGTCTGCGAGCTGTGCGAAGCTATCGAAGCGGATCGGAAAGGACGCTATGCAAAGAAAATAGTTGCCATAGATCAGCTCTACGATCATGCTTTCCCAATCGCCTATGAGACCAATATCAAGGGATCAGTAGAGGAGGAGCTGGCTGATACAGCTATGCGTCTGCTTGATATCATAGCACGTATGGGCTGGGTAATAGATGATATCGTGCGTCCGTCTTGTGTCAGCTTCAGCCACTATGGGTCATTCCCCTTACTCTGCTATTCGATCACCGAAGATCTCGTGTGTAGGGAGTTTGGAGATCGCTATGCTGTACTGTGGGCATTCTACAAGGTCCTGGCGATTGCGTATCAGTACGACATCGATTTGCTCGAGCACATCGAGCTGAAGATGAGATATAACAAGCACCGCCCCCAGCTTCACGGCAAAAGATACTAACACCCCACATAAATAAGACTATGCACCTCAAAAGTAACAGCGCGCTCTGGACTCTCTCCGAGGAGGAGCGCATCAAGGTAGCCGAGAGCGCTCACACCAGTGTCAATGTTCTTGAGGAGCTCGCCCACGATGACTCCCTCTATGTGCGCTACTCAGTGGCTGAGAACTCCAAGACCCCGCCAGAAATACTCTTTGAGCTGGCCAAGGAGGATAACGACCTGATGAAGCACCTGATAGCGCAGAACAAGAACTGCCCCGCTAAGCTCCTCGAGGATATCAGCCACACGACTGACCCCGACATATTGGGAGCTATCAGCATTCACCCCAGCGCTTCTGCTAACCTCGCCCATGTCTGCGCCGAGCGACTGCGCAAGATCATGCGCACCAAGAGATACTAAGCATTTAATCACCCTTTAATCACAGATAGAAATGGACACTGTAAAAGTAGAGATGACTCCAGAGGAGTTCGCCAAAATGCAGGCGATTATGGCGGAGCATCGCCGAAAAGAAGAAGCCCAGCGCGCCAAGGAAGAGCGCGAAGCCTACCGCTCACTCGCCTCTACCACCGTCGATGAGCTCTTCCCTAAGCTGGAGGAAGCGAGCACCGCCCTCACGGGGCTCAAGCGTGAGGTCTACGATGCCTTCGCTCGCGTCATCGAGACGAAGAAGGAAGTCATGGGGACTCAGGCTAACGACCAGCGTAGTCATAGCTTCCTCTCGGAGGATGGGAAGAAGCGCATCATCGTAGGATACTACCAGCGCGACGGCTGGGATGAGACGGTGGAGGATGGTATCGCCAAGGTCAAGGCCTATATCTCTTCCCTGGCTGGCGACGAAGAGACCCGAAAGCTGGTCGATATCATCCTTGACCTCCTCTCCCGAGATGGTAAAGGCAACCTCAAGGCCGATAAGGTCCTCCAGCTGGATAAGTACGCAGCGAGCATCCAGGATGTGCGCTTCAGCGAAGGTGTGGCCATCATCAAGGAGGCCTACCGCCCTGTCCGCACCAAGGACTTCGTCCGCGCCCAGACTAAGAACGCTATGGGCGGATGGGATGACCTCCCCCTTGGGATGACCGAAGCATAAAAAAGCACCCCCGTTAGTAGGGTCCAGCTACTGACGGGGGTAATGGATGAAGGAAACGGCTTAGGAACCGCATCGCCACAAAGGTACAACAAATACTTCAGGCGATGATCAGAGCAAACAGAATAGAGATGGCGCGCAATGTCTACGCTATTATCAACAGATATCACGAGCCGGGCAACCACCGACGCTCGCTGCGAAAGGTGTGGCAGCACTATGTCTATCCTATCTATCCTATGTCACTTAGGACGATGATGTCGCTCCTTCGCATCGCCCGTGAGTATCAGTCGCCTGGGGAGATCCCTCCTGGACTCTACCCCCTCTTCGAGGAGTGGGATAAGAAGAGGACACCGTACACGATATAACTCAAACGATAAACGAAGCTAACGATGACCCCCTACGATGTAATTGACCTGTTGTTAATCATCTGCTCAGGTCTTGCAGTCCTATTAATAGGTTCGCTTCTCGCCCTCCGGCACGAGCGGAAGAGGAACAACTAATCCAACCATATTATCCAAAGCCAGCAGGGCGGTCACTGTCACCAGTGGCCGCCCTGCTCTGTATATAGGCTACTCCCGTAGGAGGACTCCCCTTGGGGTCTGTCGGTAGCGTTGATACTCCTGCGCCCCTTGCACAAGGGAGGGGTAGCCAACGCCCGTGATGAAGGTCGCCCAGTGGTGCATCAGCTCGCCGTGCTGGTGGTCCAGATCGGAGGAGATGAGCTGTAGCCCTGAGAAGCCATCACCCGCCAGCCCGATAGGTGCGCTCTCCACCTGCTCGATGAGGTCAAGGTAAGCAAGCGGGTCATCCTCCAAGCATCGGCGCTCGTCCGATAGCTCCAGCGACTCGTGAGGCTCCTCGGGGATGTACTTGTGCACGAGGTGTAGGATGACCTCCATAGGCACACGCGGGGTGCCTTGCCCCGCTGATGTGTAGGATATGGGGGCAAACTCGACGAAGATGGCAGGTGTATCGAAGAGCATACCATTGGGTAGGTCTTCCATGTTTTCGTTCCACAGCCCGATGTGCTTCAGGTCTGTGACCTTCTCGTGTAGGCGCTCCTTGAGTGCTTGGTAGATCTCTCGTCTCATATTCAATGTCTATTTAATCAGTGATTGATGGGGGCGCTCTGCTCGACGTAGTCGGGCATTCAGCTCCTCACGCCACCGGTCGACGTGCTTGGTGACGATGCGCTGGATGAGCTCCTCGACCTTGGGGTGGTTGCCGACGAAGCGGCGCTGTGGTATTCGAAGTCGTCGCTTGAAGGAGCGGACCTTGTGGCTACGTACCTTGACGCGCTTGCGCTTCGTGCCACGCTTACCCTTGACCAGGCGTATAGCCGTCGTCTCCTTGCGGGTGTGTTGAGAGACTGTGACCTCTCCGTTGAAGCCCTCGTTGTGGAGCGAAGCGTAGGGCATCGCCGAGGTGAAGGACACACCCGATGACATGACCTGACCCTTGAGTGAGCGTCGTAGCTTGCCTGTGACGAGGAGGAGTGACCCGCGCTGTGCTCGCTTCCTGGACGACTTCCACCCACCTTCGCCACGTGGCTTCCATGGGCGATCGAAGAAAGCCTTGCGTCGGAAATTCTCGTGGAACTCTGAGGTTAGCCCGACACGCACCTCCTGCTTGATGTCCTCGAATATCTGTCTACTACTGCGCATTATGATTATGAAATTAGTTGTATATTTGCAGGAGAAGAACGAAGTTATCAGATGTAAGTCTCAGCGTATAGTGGATACGCCGAAAGCGCTTTCTGGTTACTTCGTTCTTTTTTTATTCTTCGTCTCCAAGGTGTGGGAAGTTCTTATCCCTATGCATTGTCTCCTTGGTCGTCTTGTATATCGTGTAAACCACTTCTGTCTTCTCTATTTTGTGAAGTTCTACATTGGCGTAGAAGATCTGATCGCCAATGGGTACTTCGTAGTAGAGATAACACTGTACTTCAGGGTGCTTCCCTTCTTCTACCTCGCTCCAGCCGATGTAGCGCCAATCCTTGATCTTGTCAAGCACTCCATCCATATACTCAACCACCTCAAGGAATGCTTTATGCCCAATGATCTCTTTTACACTACCACGCCTAAAGAGAAGCTGCCCTGTGGCTAAATTGTCTGCTACTATTCTTGCTCCACCTTTGGGGATGTGCGCATCACGATAGGCTTTAGCTCTCACTATAGCCTCCTTCTGCTTTCGCTTCCGTTCAGCCCACTCTTCGGGTGGTACCTGTAGCTTATGTACTTCTTTTATCTTCTTCAACACCGCACACTCATCCCCCTTGTCTTCTTTATCTATGGAGCAGTGGGAGATGCCACGCTTGCCGTAGTAGGGGTGCTTGTCGGGGAAGAGGCGTAGGTCTTGCCCAGGGTTGCCACGGAAGAGCTCTTGCTTGTTGGCCCGGAGGGCAGCATCACCACGCTCCCACGCTGAGCGAGGGTCTGACAGCGGTGTCTCGGGAAGGACCTCCACAGCGTCACAGCGACAGCCCCAGCCGTTTGGCGGGAAGTAGTGGTTCCAAAATTTATCCTCCTTGGGGAGGCATGTGCGGTCGAGCGCCTCGTGAGCGGGACGCACCTTGCCGTCGCCAGCGGTGCGGTACTCGAGGATGCTCTTCGGGGCTGAGGAGTGCCAGCGGTCAGCCATGAGGGCAGAGCCTACGGCGTGGTCGTACTCACTCTCCAGGTAGCGGACATTGTAGCGGTCGTGGATAGAGCGTACCTCTTCAGAGAACTCCGCGAAGGGCTTGATAGACCCGTCGTCCTTCGTCAGTGACAAGCCCAGCTCACGCATCGTGTGGTAGGTCTTGAAGCCTGAGAAGATGAAGGCATTATTGTCCAGCGCGTCACGCACGACCTGTGGTGTGGAGTGACTAATGTGGTCCAGTGATGGCTGTAAGCACTCGTAGGTCTCTCGGATGGCAGCGACTATGGGGGCATCTCGGAGCATCTTGCGCTCAAAGCGCCCCTTCCTGTATACATAGCGTGCCGCCCTCATGAAGACCTCGGGGCGGTAGGTGCGCTTCGTCGGGGTGTTACGCCTTGATAGCTGACACGAAGGGCAGCTGCATGGAGTGTATAGCTCGTTGAGCTCCTTATGTAGTTGGATGTATCTCTTGGGGAGAGGTAGCTGAAGCTCCGCCCCTCCCCCTAAGCGAAAAAATCATCCTCTCGGGCGAGCTGCTTGCTCGTGCTGCCCTCTTGCGCCATAGAGCCGTCACGCTCGCCGATGATGGGGATATTGTACTTCTCGGCGAAGTAGGCAGGGTCGATCTTGTAGTATTGGAGGATGCTGCGCTCTTCTTCACGCATCTCCGCGTCGGTCATCTCGTCGCTGTAGTCCCACTCGAAGGTTAGCCCCTTGAGGGGGAAGCCCGAGGCGATCATCAGAGGGAGGAGGCGGTCATTGATGATGTAGGACAGGCGACGGGCATCTGAGGCGCAGACGTTCTCAAAGATCTCCAGGTGCACCTCCGACTGAGAGAGGGAGGAGCCGTTGTCGATGGTCATCGTCTGGTTGAGGATGATCTTAGAGAGCTCCTTGTCGCATCGCTCCAGGCGCTTGTCATATACGTTGTAGGCGTCACCTCGACTCGTTTCCTCGAAGGAGATGGTAGTGCCCTCGGGGAAGACCCCGTAAGAGGCAGCCCCCATCGATGCCATGATACGCTCGATCTCGTCGAGATCAGCTCTGGTGGTGGCTGTCGTGTTGGCCACGCGCATGGGCATGCCGAATATCTCGCCGAAGGTATCCCAATAGGCTCCCATATTCTTCTTAGAAATATAGTAGGGAGCACACTTGAGCAGGAGGCCTAAGTCGTGAGGCTTGCCTACCTCGATGAGCCACCGAGAGTAGTCACCTTCGCGGAAGGGGATGCCACGCTTGATGTCGTCGGTAGGCTCACGCAGTATCACACCAAATTCGGGAATGACGTGCTTTCTGGGAATGAGATCAGCAGAAGCAAAGCGCATGCCTCGCTCGTCATTGACCACCTCTCCCAGCTCGATAAGGCTGTGCCCCCAGAAGGTGGCATCGAGGGCGAGGTCTAAAAAGTCACGGAACCACTCCCTACGAAATAGCTCTGATGCATCATCACTCTCCGCACCCTCCTTGTCAATGAGCTTGAAGGGCCGTGATAGGGTCTTGCTCTTGCGCTGCTCAATAGCCCCTGTGATATGACCATCAACGAGGGTGTCGGTGTAGAGGTCATAGAGCGCCAAGCGTCGGGGATTGTCGACGGAGAGCGCCATCTGCCAAGCGTGTCGCCAGGTAGCGATGTCCTTGCGGGTAAGTGCATCCGCCTTACGGACGAGCTCGGCCGTGACGCGCCCTCCAGTGCCGGTGATCTGTCGGGCGAAGCGCATCAGTCGTGCTTCGCGTTCCTCTAAAGTCAATTCAGCCATAGTCTAATAGTGATAGGTGCTCTTATCAATACTTCCAAATCTCAGGATACCACCACTGGGGGCGCTCCCTCCAGTGTTGGGGTCAGTGAGGGGCGGGAGATCGGGGTCATTTTTGCCCGCTTGCACCGCCTTGAGCCAGTTGATGGACTCCTCATACCGGTCTTTCCATCGCTCCAGCCCCATCGCCTGAGGGAGGCGATGCGCCATCTGGTAGATGGCTATATGTACGATAGCTTGTACCAGCTGAGGGTTACGATCATCACCCGTCTTGTTGTAGGTCTCCTTGACATTGTAGCGGACTCTCAGATAACTAGCCGCCACCTCAAGGGCATACGCCTCTGCTTGCATCCACTCTTGAGGATGTTGGCTGATGATGGCTTGCTCACGCTCGGTGATAGCCATCCGATAGTCTTGCTCGTCGATGTACATAGTGGTTAGGCGTTAGGGTGAGTGTCGTAGACGGCGCGCTGCAGAGCAACCTCGCGCAGGTCTTGCTTGATGTCAGCGTTGCAGTAGATGTTGGGCAAGGGTGTGCGCTCGTCTCCCTCGACCTCAGGTATGATTAGCATGCGCTCGCCTGCAAGCTTTGCGAGACGCTTTGCACGGTGGGCGGCTATCAGGCATCGGATGCTGAATGCGATGAGATGAAGTGCGCGATAGCCATAGCGCCAAGATGTGACTAACATAGTTCTGTTACCATTGATTTTTGATGCTGGTGGTGCGTCTGCCCACCTTCGGAGTGACGCCCAGGGTGCGGGAGGAGCGCTGAAGGCGCCAGATAGCTCCCTCATCGGCATCGGGGCCGTCATCGTGGCCTCGCATACCCTTCTCCATCGACAGGGTCTGCTCTACGGATACAAGCATGTCGGGCGACGACTTCTCCTCCTCATTATAGTAGACCTTCCCGCGCTCCCAGAGAGGAGAGATCGCTTCGATGCGGGCGAACTTATTCTCTTTCTTTCGTTTGTCTGGGCTGATAGGTAGCTGGTAGCCTCGGGTATTACCCTCAGCTGTGAAGTCGTCGAGTAGGGAGTCTTGCATGAAGCCCGCCTCCAGGTAGATGCGTAGGCTTGCACCTTCGCCTCTGACCCATTCGTAGCAGTCGTAGACCCAGCGGACCATCTCCGATATGGAGCACTGACGCAAGAAGGCTTTGATATGGTGTAGCTCGCCCGAAGGGAGTGATCCCCAGAGCTTGGCTGCCTTGTAGTCGTTTTTGGTTGTCCCCTTCCACGAGGGATCGATATATAGGACAAGCCCACTATAGGAGGTCAGGCGGGGGAGCTTCTTGTATCGAATCCACTCGGCGCGGAAGACACTGCCTGCCGTTATGGGGTTGTTCATGTACTCCTTCTGAAAGCCGCGGTATCCACTGAACGCTTCAAGTGCTGCTACCTCCTCCCGTGTCCACTTCGCCCCCCAAGTGACCTCGCCCTTTTGGGTGAGGATGTTGACTCGGGAGACGTGGACGGTTGGGGTGTGGGAGATGTTGTAGAGGACGCTGGTCTTACTGATGAGGTTGCCTACCATAATGAAGCGGCCACGGCCACCATCGAGTGCACCGAAGAGGGCTTCACGTACCCAGTCGGTGAGCTTATTGATGCGGTCTTGGTTCTGCACGATCTCATCGTCATCAAGGTCGTCGATGACGATGTAGTCGGGGCGGTGTGAGCGGTGTCGCAGACCACGAGGGGACTGTCCACGGCCTAAGGCGAAGAAGGCGACGCCGTCCGAGGTGACGAAGCGCCCGACCTCCCAGGAGCCTGTAGAGACCTGCTGGCCGAAGTCAGCGATATAGCGCTGGTTGTACTCGAGCTCAGCCTGCACGTCAGAGAGCAGCGTCTGCGCATTTGTCTCGCTCTTGCCGACTAATACCATGACATTAAGCTCCCGCTTGCCGAGGTAAGCGTGCGCCTTTAGCCAAAGGGGGATAAAAACGTCCATGTGCGTGCTCTTGGCGTGGCCACGCGCCCACTGAAAGACCGCCTTGAGATTGGGGGTGTCGCGGATGGTCTTGGCGGCTGCAAGGTGGAAAGGGGCGCTGGGGATGCTGCGCCCGAGGACTTCATTATAGGTATAGTGGGGGAAGTAATACTCGACGAAGGCGTTGTAGTCCGACAGTAAGTGGAGGATGCGCTTCCTCTGCTCGCTGGGGGTCTCCTTCGAGGAAAAGGCCGTCGCGCTCTTGACCTCCTCACAGCGCAGCTTCCAGCGCTCGAGTACTTCTTTGTTCTTGATCGATGCCATGAGAGTAGACGTATGAATACGCTACAAAGGTCGGGTACAAAGAAGGGATAATAAACTAATAATGTGAGCTCTGCACCGTTTCTGTGAGTCGGGAGATTAGCAAGCGATCTTTGCAGAGAAAACAGTCACAGACCCTATGAAGAAAGTAGTCATCAGCACCTCCGCCGTGAACTCCTACGGCTCTCGTGTGCTCACATCTGGTATCGACTTCGAGCAGTACAAGCGTAACCCCGTCCTGCTGTGGATGCACCGCAGAGGAGACCGTGAAGACGTACCCATCGGGCGTATGGAGGACATCCACCTCGAGGGCGATAAGCTCATTGGTACGCCTGTCTTTGACCGCTCGGATGAGTTCGCCAAAAAGATCGCCGATAAGTGGGATAACGACTTTCTGCGTATGGCATCGGCAGGGCTCAGCATCGTAGAGCTCTCGGATGACCCATCGCTTGTCCTACCAGGGCAGACGCGTATGACCATCACACGCAGCAAGCTCGAGGAGGTGTCTATCGTAGACATTGGCGCCAACGATGACGCTATGGCCGTATCGCTCTACACCGCTGGAGGGGAGCAACTCACGCTCTCTCAGATGGAGCTCGCCAGCGATCTGCCGCTACTCACCACAGATTCTAATCACAGTACACTTAATACCCCGAATGAAATGAACGAAAAGATTGCCCTCGCTCTCGGCCTCTCTGCCGACGCTACCGACGAGCAAGCCATGTCGGCCATTGCTCAGCTCAAAGCCGAGGTAGACCAAGCTAAGAAGCTGAAGCTCGCCCTCATCGACGAGCAGCTCGCCTCCGCGGTACAGTCTGGCAAGCTCCCTAAGGAGCAGGAAGAGACCTACCGACAGATCGGGCTCACCATGGGCGCCGAGACCCTGCGTATCACGCTCTCCACGCTCTCAGCGCCACAGCGCGCCTCATCCATCATCCGCCCCTCTTCTCAGATGGAGCAGACGAAGTTCGCCAAGTTCACGGACATCCCCACCGATCGTCTCGAAGCCTTCAAGGCGGAGAACCCCGACGAGTATGCCCGCCTCTACACCGATCACTTCGGCTTCCCACCTCCCTCACTCTCACGCTAATCACTAATCACCTATTAACCACCGATTAACTATGTGGAAATTCATCCGATCACTCCTGGTCGCACTTGCCGTGCTGCTCTCAGTGGTCTTCTTCAATGTCGTCATCGGCGCGGGTATCTCTGCGCTCCTGGGGCTCCCCCTGTGGACGGGTGCAGTCGCCCTCAACGTCATGGCTCTGGCTGTAGGGCCCTTCGTCACCAGTCGTAACGTGGCTCGAGCGGGCGTAAATCAGGAGGTGTGGACGGGCGTCGTCCTGAAAAAGCTGCGAGAGGCGCTGGAAAACCTCGGCTGGTTTGCCGCGATCACTAATTATGACCAGTATGTAGACAACGATACGATTCACTTCACCGAGCTGGGTGGCGACCCGAAGGTGCTGGTCAATAACACGACCTATCCGCTCAATATCTCCAACGTCACCGACGCCGATAAGCCTGTGTCGCTTGACAACTTCGAAACGGAAGCTACGGCTATCTCTGACAAGGAGCTTGACACCATCAGCTATGACAAGCTCGGCAGTGTGAGAGAGCGCCACAAGGAGGTCGTCGAGGAGCGCATCTACGCCAAGGCACTGCATGCACTCGCACCTCAGAGTCACTCAGACGGCTCTCCCGTATTGCTGACTACGGGGGCGACAGCTCCCGAGGGCGGACGTAAACAGCTATCCTTAGCTGACCTGCGACTACTGAAGAAGGCCTTTGACAAGTGGAAGACCCCCAAGAAGGATCGCATCCTGGTCCTCTGCCCTGACCACGTCCAGGATCTCCTGGCTGTGAGCGAGAACTTCACGCGTCAGTACAACCTCGATAACGAAGATGGTCGTGTCGGTCGCCTCTATGGCTTCGAGGTCTATGAGTACACGGAGACCCCTGCCTACACGGTCGCCTCGAAGACGAAGCTCGCCTTTGGAGCTATCGCCGGTAGTGGCACAGCTCCTGCATCGGTAGCCTTCCACTCCAAGAGCTGTATGCGCGCCACGGGTAGCCTCACCATCTACGAGAGCCTGGCAAAAAATGACCCAATCCATCACCGCAACCTCTACAACGTTCGCCAACGTGCTATCTGCGCCCCACTGCGCTCTAAGGAGTGCCTCGCAGCTATCATCTCGGCTAACGCCTAACCTATGGCACAGCTGAAGTACCTCGTGCTCCACTGCACCGCCACCCCCGAGGGGCGCGCTGTCTCCAGCGATGAGATCCGTCGCTGGCACACCGCACCTCCCTCGCAGGGTGGGCGAGGCTGGAAGCAAGTCGGATACACCGATATGATCCACCTCGACGGCCGTGTGGAGCGACTAGTAAAGAACAATGAGGACGCCCAGGTAGACCCTTGGGAGGTAACCAACGGTGCCACGGGCTACAACTCCGTCTCCCGCCACGTCGTCTATGTCGGTGGCTGCGCCCGTGACGGCAAAACTCCAAAGGACACCCGCACGCCCCTCCAGCTGGAGGCGATGAAGAAGTACGTCCTTGACTTCCACCGCCGCTATCCAAGCGTCAAGATCATCGGGCACAACCAAGTGGCCCAGAAGGCGTGCCCCTCCTTCGACGTGCCTAAGTGGCTTCGGTCAATAGGCATCAACCAATAATTACTCTCCACCGATGGATCAGCTCCTCACCCTCCTCCAGTGGCTGGTGCCTGCGGGAGGTCTGGGAGCGATCTTAGGGTGGCTCACCAACTCCCGAGTGCGCGCTGCTCGTACAGCCAAAGAGGTCCACGATACCTATAAGCAGATGTACGATGATCTGCACGAACAGCTACTCGATCTCAGTGATGAAAACAAGCATATCCGAGCAGACTTCTCCCGCCTCGAGCGCGCTGTCGCGATGGGCGCTACTTGTCGCCTGTGGTCTCAGTGCCCTATTCGGCGCGAGCTGCAGCGTCCGCCGCTCCCAGACGTCTCAGTCTCATCGCCTCGACAGCGTCAGCGAAAGGGTAGAGATCCGACCGACGCCCGTAGCTCTACCCGAGACGAAGGCGACACTTCGCCTCCCCCTCTCGACCCTCCTTGATCTCCCCGAGGGCGCTGGCTACCACACCCGCAGTGGGGTGACCCGCATAGCACTCACCCGCCGTGGTGACAGCCTCGAGGCGACGGCTACCACCGATAGTCAGACCGTCCTGCCCTCCATAGAGGAGCGCGCTGCCAAGCACATCACTCAGGCGACGACCACTGCCCTCACTCAGAGTGAGGCCAAGGCGGGCTTAGCAGACACCCTCCCCTGGACCCTCATCGCAATCCTTATCCCCATAGCAAGTATCATCTTATGGCAAAGAAGAAAGTAACGCCCACCGAGGGCGAAGAACTCCAGCCCACCGACCCCATCACCCCCACCTCCCCCGAGGAGACGGGGAGCGAGCCTACCCCCACCGAGGAGGCTCCCAAAGAAGACGCAGCGGAAGAGCCCGTAGAAGGCGCTGACACCCCACCAGCTACCGAAGAGACCCCCACCGAAGAGGAGGGCGCCCCCGAAGATGCTGAGACGGATGAAGCTGCCGAAGCTGAGGATACCCAAGAGGATGAAGCCCCCGAGGCAGAGGACGTAGCCCCTACGGCACTCTCAGACCTCGCCGCTCAAATCCTCCGAGACCACGACCTTAAAGTTGTCTTCCTCACCAGCGACGGCACCGCCTTCTACGGCTACTCCGATGCTCTGAACTATGCGCAGACGCTCGAGGTGAAGGACGTCTATCACTTCTTCGCCACCCCTCCTACGGATGACGAGCTGCGCGAGCTCCTCCCCCCATCACTCCGACCTAACCACCAGCAAGCCTCCTAACTATGAATAGTGTAAAGATCCTTCGGCAGAATGGCGGTATCCCAGCCGCCCTGCCAGGGGAAGACCATATCTCGGGGATGCTCTTCTACCTCGCCACGCTCCCCACAGCGAAGTCGGGGGTCACCGATGGCTTCTCCGCCACGGAGCGCATCCGCCCTGTGTCGACCATCGAGCGGGCCGAAGAGCTGGGTATCACCCCCGACAACGCCAGCTGGGAGATCCGGCTACTGCACTACCACCTCTCCGAGGTCTTCCGCACCAACCCCGGCATCATCCTCTACGTGGCCATCTACGCCAAGCCTGCGGGCGGGAGCTACACCTTTGCTGAGCTCAAGCCCCTCCAGCGCTACGCCTCGGGTCGTCTGCGTCAGGTAGGCATCTGGCTCGGTGATAAGGTGGCTGATGCATCACTCGTGACGGCCCTCCAGGGCGTCGCCGACACCCTCGACAGCGAAGAGATGCCTCTGTCAGTCCTCCTTGCTCCGAAGGTCACCGCCCCTGTAGCCTCCCTGCCTACGAACCTCGCAGGAGGTGGCAAGAGCCGTGTGTCTATCCTCATCGCCCAGGACGGCGAAGGCGTGGCCAAGACACTCTACACCGATGCGGCCAACAATGCGGCCAAGGCTTCGGTCTCTGCCCTCGGCACCTTCCTCGGCATCCTCTCCCGTGCTGCCGTCCATCACTCCATCGGCTGGGTGCAGCAGTACCCTCTCGGGCTGGCCCTCCCTGCCTTTGGCGATGGGACGCTCCTGCGTGCCCTGGACAAGGCCGTCGTCGACACCCTCGACAAGGCGCGCTACATCTTCGCCGTTACCTACCCAGCTATCGGCGACTGCTACGCCTCCGACAGCCACACCCTCGACGAGCCTACCAGCGACTACAACGCTATCGAGCGTGTCCGTACGATGGACAAGGCCGTGCGTGTGGTGCGTAAGTACCTCACTCCCGCGCTGGGCGGCAACCTCTTTGTTGACAAGAAAACGGGCAAGATGCAGGACTATACCGTCAAGCACCTCGAGGGGGTCGCCTCTCGGGCCCTTGATGAGATGGAGCGTGCTGGTGAGCTCTCAGGCTACCGCGCTTACATCAACCCTGAGCAGTCGATACTTGCCACCTCAACGGTCGAGGTCGTCATCCGCGAAGTACCCACGGGTGTGCTGCGATCCCTGAAGGTCAAGATTGGTTACACTGAAATATTATAACGATACATGGCAACAGTAGACCGCAACGGCATTCCCTTAATCAACGGCATCCTCTACGGATGGGCGGAAGTCCTCGTGGCTATCGCTGGCGTCCCCCTCACGGGCATCACGTCCGTCGAGTACAGCGACAAGCAGGAGGTGACGAACAAGTACGGCGCAGGGCGCTACCCCGTAGGCCGTGGCCTCGGGCGTATCTCCTCCGAGGCGAAGATCACCCTCTACCTCGAGGAGGTTATGGCACTGCAGGCTAAGAGCTCCAACGGCCGTCTGCAAGACCTCGGTATGTTCGACGTCTCGGTGAGCTATCTGTCTCACGCTGGTGTCGTCGTCACCGATGTCATTAAGAACTGTCACTTCTCCGAGACATCGCGCAAGGCGAGCGAAGGGGATACAGATATCAAGGTAGATCTCACCCTTACCCCCTCACACATCGAGTGGGGCGCTAAGATGGGTGCTTAATCACTAATTAATCATTGAATGATGGAACAACAGAAGAAGCGCATCGGCGAAGCATCGCCCGAAGAGCTCCTCACTATGAAGGGAAAGTATGGTAAGATCAAGGTGGTCGAAGTGGAGGAAGACGGAGATACCTACTGCATCTACCTCAAGCGCCCCGACTTCGAGACGCTGAAGGCCGTCTCCAAGGTCTCTAAGACCGATGAGCTCGAGGGGACGAAGGTCTTCATCCGTAACTGTATGGTCGGCGGGGCGAGCGAAGTCCTCGACGATGCCGTGCTCCTCGTATCTGCAGCTTCGGCCGCCTCCTCACTCCTCACCTCAGCCAAGTCCGTCCTAAAAAACGTATAGAGGCGCACGCCCTTGCCTCCGACGATGCCAGCGATGGCATCGTCAAGGGGTGCGCCCTGATACGCCACTACCTCCATATCGACCCCGACGCCCTAAACGAAGAGGACTGGGTCAGCGCACTGACCCAGTCCCTATGGCTGGAGAATCGGTATATGGAGGTGATGAAGTCGTCTATTGCGTCTGCTCTCTCTGGCAAGGACGGTTAGTTGTCACTATGAGCTGACCAGAAGTTGATAAAGCTATCCGATAGCCCGCCCTCAGGCTTGCATTTGAAGGCGTCGATGATGCCCCGTACTATATAGTAGGGGAGCATAACGAAGGTGAAGAACAGCCCGAGTATCCAGGTCAGCAATACGCAGAGCTTGCAGCAGCCAATAAACAGGTCAAAAAAGAAACCGCCTTCCATTGTCTCATCATCTTTAGTTCACCCGCTAAGATAGCCATTCCTATGAATACCTCTTCCTTCAATTATCTCTTCGGCATTGGCGGTAACTTCACCGCCAAGATGGAGGAGATGGCTACTGCTATAGGCGAGTTTACTGCTAAGGTACAGAAGTCTCAAGGCGTATTTGATCGCTTTGTTGGGATGGCGGCCAAGGTCGATATCCTTAGCAACGGTATCACAAAGATGGCGCAAGCCTTAGGCGACATCGTTCAGCCAGGGATTGCACTCAATACCTCGATGACCGATCTTCAGGCGGTCACGGGGGTCACGGGCGAGGGCCTCAAGCAGATTGAGAGCTATGCACGCGACACGGCTAAGGCATTCGGCATTGACGCATCTGGGGCAGTAGAGTCCTACAAGCTCATCCTCGGACAGCTCTCCCCAGAGCTGGCAAAGAGTCCCGTAGCCCTCAAGGCGATGGGCGAGCATGTCGCTACGCTCTCTAAGCTGATGGGCGGTGACGCCACCGCGGCTGCCGAGACGCTCAATACCGCTATGAACCAGTACGGCGTCGACCTCTCCGACCCCATCAAGGCAAGTGAGGAGATGGCGCGTATGATGAACGTGATGGCTGCCGCTGGTCAGGAAGGCTCTGCCGAGCTTCCACAAATTAAGGAGGCTCTTGAGCAGGCTGGTATGGCCGCCAAGGGCGCAGGTGTCAGCTTCGAGGAAGCCAACGCAGCTATTCAGGTACTCGACAAGGCGGGGAAGAAAGGCAGTGAGGGAGGTATCGCCCTGCGCAATGTCATAGCGACCCTCTCTCAAGGGCGCTTCATCCCCAAGGATGTCCAGAAGGAGCTGAAGAAAGCTGGTATCAACGTGACGGACCTTGCCGACCGTGGTAAGAGTCTCAAGGAGCGACTGGAGCTCCTGCGCCCCGTGATGAATGATGCTGCGCTCTTCGCCAAGCTTTTCGGCAAGGAGAACACCAACGCCGCTATGGCTCTTGTCGGTGGCACCGAGGAAGTAGGTAGATATACCGAAGCTATCCAGGGCACGCAGTCAGCCAATGATCAGGCTGCTGTCGTGATGGAGGGCTTTGCCGAGCGACAAGCTCGCATCCGTCAGCAAATAGAGGACTTCAAGATCACCATCTTCAATGCCACGGGAGATGTCTCTTTATGGGCAGGAGCGCTCTCTGATGCCCTTATCCCGCTGGCTCAGCTGATGCCTCTCCTGTCGGGGATGCTCCCGATTGTGAAGGGTGTATCTATATGGATCTTCCAGGGGGCAAAAGGGCTATTCCTCTTCGGCAAGGGCGCTCTCACAGCCCTTGTGGGTGTCGGTAAGCTGGCCGTGACCCTCCTGACCCGTGGCGCAACGGCCCTCTTCTACTATATCGGCTCGCTGGTTACAGGTGGTAGTGCTCAGCTGGGCTTCGCTATGATGTCACAGCTTGCCTTCGCCTCCTTCAAGACGGCTGCCGTCAGTGCTTGCCGAGTAGTGAGTGCTGCGATCATGTCTATCCCCCTCATCGGGTGGATAGCTGCTGCTATTGCTGCTATCGTAGCCCTCGGGGTGTACTTCTGGAACACCTCGGCTAAGTTCCGTGCTACGCTCAAAGGGCTGTGGGCTGCCTTCAAGGCAACCTTCTCCAATATATGGGAGGTGGCCAAGACCGTCTTCTCGGGCATTGGCGACCTCATCAAGGCGGCCTTCTCCCTTGACGGTGATGGTATCTCTGCTGCCATCAGCAAGATGACAGGAGCCTTCTCGAAGTTCGGGAAGGAGACGGGCAATGCCTTTAAGGAAGCCTATGATCAGGAGATGAAGGAGAGCGCCGAAGCTGAGAAGTCCAAGGGCAAGGGGGAAGGCTCCAATGCTGGAACTCAAGGTGGAATAGGTGGGAATGTTGACCTCCCGATAATATCTACTCCTGGCGGGGGTAGCGGAGGCTCGACAGACTCCTCCAGTAGACACTCAGGTGGCGGTGGCTCAAGTAAGGCGACCAACGTAACTATCCATATCGGTAAGTTAGTCGATAACCTCACCATCAAGACCTCCAACCTATCAACTGACCCATCCGAGGTCAAGGGCATCATCACCGACCTCCTGATCTCCGCAGTCAATGACGCTAATCTCGCTATACAGTAACTATGCTAACCATTATCCAAGGTAACGACACTACCGTCTCGGTGCTGCTGCACAGCCAGGCGATCACCCTCCCCGACAACGAGGGCGGGAGCTACGTCGAGCGCTCAAAGATAGACCTCAGCCAGGCGAAGGATATTTCTGTTCGCCTCATCCCTTACATGCGATGGCGACCTATCTCACCTTCCTTCGAGGTCAAGGGTAGCACTATTAGCATCCACTATCCTGCCTCTGTTCAGCACCCAGGTAAGTGGGATGTAGAGATCACCTTCTTAACGCCCGATGGCAGCGGATACCGCCAAAACAGAGTGCGTCAGTCATTCGCCGAAGTCATCGCCTGCGCCAAGGGAACTAACAGCCCCGAGGCCTACGTCATCACTGCCGATGTCGCTCAAGCTGTGCGAGGTGCCAAGGGCGATCCAGGTGACAAGGGGGATCCAGGGAAAAGTAGCTACGAGATGGCACAGGAAGAGGAAGGCTTTACAGGTACAAAGCAGGAGTATCTCGCAAGCCTCCACGGCGCGCCAGGCAAAGACCTCTATCAGGCAGCTGTCGAGCGTGGCTACAAGGGCTCCTTTGATGACTTCCTCGAGAAGCAAAAGGGAGAGCCTGGTGCCCCTGGTAAAAGTAACTACGAGCGCGCAAAGGAGCTTAAGGGCTTCGAAGGCACGGAGGAAGAGTACCTCGACAGTCTCCACGGAGCACCAGGAGAGGGCATCTACAAGATGGCTGTGAGAAAAGGATTCGCCGGATCAGAGGAGGACTACCTCAAGAGCCAAAAGGGAAAAGATGCCTACGACGACTACCTGGAGACAACAACTGACAACCCAAAGAAGAGCAGAGGCGAGTGGGCGGCTATCAACGCTATCACCACACAACTGCTCTACCGCATAAACAAAGGAACAGGCGCACCGATGAACGAACAGACATTATCAGCGGACCAGCTTATGGAGCTTGACCGCCACCGACGCAGCATGATCAAAGCCCTACGAGATAAGGGTGTTCAGGTATCAGACGCCATCGGGCTTGATGCCATGCCCGAGAAGATCGGAAAGATTAAGAGTTTCGTTCTCACTGTACATCGATCCCAGCAGTTTCTCGATTGGAAGGAGCCCTCTTTCCCACCTATTAAGCTCCGCGACGATTACCGACCTGCTGATATCAGCTGGTGCTTTGGTCGTAATCGTTTCCTCACGGAGCTCCCCGATTTCGAAAACCTCGGCGAAGCCTCCAATATGCACTCATTTGCCCGAGAATGCACAGCCCTCGCTACCGTCACGCTACCAGACATTCCTAAGGCGAAAGTCATAGATAACGCCTTCAACGGTTGCTCTGCCCTCACTACGGCTACCCTTGGAGCTATGGCAAATGTATCTGATTTGTCGTTGTTGTTCAGCGGTTGCTCTGCCCTCACTACGGCTACCCTTGGAGCTATGCCAAAGGTCGTGAACATACATGGAGTATTCCACGATTGCCGTGCCTTAGAGAGCGTTACGCTTGACTTCACTGGGGGTGAGATAACGAATATATCGTACCTATTCAACCAGTGCAAACGACTGGAGATAGTAACTGGCGTAATTGACCTGAGCCGTGTGACTAGTGCATCAGACGCCTTTTCTGGTTGTGGAGTTCTCCGTGAGGTGCGCCTTAAGGGGCTTAAGGCCGATCTCGTCCTATTCGACTGCGTTAACCTCTCGCTGGAGAGCGTGAAGTACCTCGTCGACAACCTCCAGCAGTCTACGGGCAAGAGCATCACGCTCCCACGTGCGTGGCAACAGACTCATGAGGCAGAGGCTAAGTCATACGCACAGATAGCAGCTGCCAAGGGCTTCGCACTAACTTTCAGATAGGACAGCTATGGGTATAATCGAATTACAAGAGAGGACGGGCTATATGTACGTCAATGCCGAGCATCGCATCGTGGTCAGTTTCGGCTACTGCCCATCGGGCGACGCCCATCTGTGGGCGCTCACCCCAGAGGTGGAAGCCCTCGCCCTCGAGGAGCAGTGGAAGGAGGCGGATGAGCGAAAGAGACTGGAGGAGCTGCGCCGTAGTGAACTAACTTATACACCCTAATATGACAGCACGAGAACGTGAGGAAAAGCGCGAGCTAGCGCGACTTCTCTACCTCCAAGGTAAAGAGCAGAAGAGCATAGCAGTGAGTGTCAATGTCTCGGAGGCTACTATCTCGAAGTGGGTGCAAGCTGGTCAGTGGCAGTCTCTGCGTGCTGCCCAGCATATCACCCGCCCCGAGCTGGTAAATAAGATCTTGCTCTCCATTGACAAGCTCCTCACCGATGCGCTCCAGAGCAATGACCCGGCAGCGGCTGCAAGCCTCGGTAAGCAGCTCAAGGGATTCAGCGACGCCATTGAAAAGCTCGACAAGAAAGCTAACGTCGTGACGGCTATTGAGGTATTCATAGCCTTCGGCAAATGGATGGAGCACCGCATGTCCATCGATACAGACCTCACACCAGAGCTCATTAAGACGATCACTAAGTATCAAGACCTCTACGTCACCCAGCTGATGGCGTCACCTAACCAATAGCAATGAGTACTCTATCGACCGTCCTCCCGATCTCCATCACCGCTGGTAAGGTGATGCTTTACCGCTTCCCCGGCAGTGGGAAGGGCGCACACTCCTATAATAAGGAGAGACGGGAGTTTACTCCTTCGACCGTCGGTGTGCCTATCACAGATGCTGCCGACTGGCTCGGGGCCTACACACTTTGCCCCCTCCTCCTTCGTCTCGAGGATGGTACAGAGCTGAGCATCCCTGACGCAGTTGTAGCGATGACTCGCACCAAGCAGATCGTCACTACCCAAGTGGTAGGGATGGTGGGCACGGTGAAGGAATATATCTCAGATGGTGACTTCGACATCAACATAGCTGTCGGCATCCAGGGTGTTGAGGATGGCAAGGTTGCCAATGTCTATCCCGAGGAGGGGCTTCGTGAGCTCCGCAAGTTCCTTGAGGTAGACAAGCCTATCAGCGTGCAGAGTGCCTTCTTCGACCTCTTCGAGATCAACCGCCTTGTCATCAAAAGCTACTCCCTGACCCAAGGCACTGAGAGCAACTACCAGGAGCTAAGCATCAGCGCGCTCTCTGATAACGAGTACAACGTCTTCTCCTCCGACTACTAAGCTATGTATCGCCTTACCGCCCGCATCGAGATTGAGTCCGAGCGCAAGTGGGTAATCGACAAGATCACCGCCTGTGAAATCGAGCGCTCAATAGATGACCTCACCGACACCTGCAAGCTCACGCTCCCTAAGCGTATGCTTTGGGATAGCAAAGAAGGTGCACCGCTCCGCCGTGGTGATAAGGTGCGCATATCTCTTGGCTACGATGACGACCTACAGCTTGCCTTTGTAGGCTATATCCGCGAGGTAGGCTTCAAGACACCCGTGGTCATCGAGTGCGAGGATGAGATGTACCATCTCAAGCAGAAGCCCACGGTCAAGAAATCCTATCGCAATGCCTCTCTATCGCAGATCCTCTCCGACCAAGGGATCACCGACTTCAAAGTGCTCGGTGAACAGACCCTCGGGGCTTACCGGATCAAGGCGGACAATGTGGCCGCCCTCCTGGGTGAGCTCAAGGAGCAGGGCGTGCGTAGCTTCTTCCGCTACGAGGATGGCAAGCCCATCCTTTACTGCGGTGTCGTCTTTGACCGTGAGGTGTCAGGAAAGGCGTCGCAGGTCATCGCCTCGGGGATCAACCTCATCAGCGATTCCTCGCTCAAAGAGCAACACGGGGATACCATGCGTCTCAAGATAAAAGCTATTTCCTTCCAACCAACGGCCAAGAAGGGGAAGACAAAGAAGATTAAGCTTGAGCTGGGCGATGCTGACGGCGAACTCCGTACCCTACATACCTACGGTAAGAACGAATCAGAGCTCCGTGCCTGGGCTGAGCAAGAGATGAAGCGCCTGAAGCGAGACGGTCTGACGGGTAGTGTCACGACCTTTGGAGCGAAGCTCCTTGACAAGCTCGACACCATAGGCATCATCATAGACGGGCAGAAGAAGGGTGTCTATCAGGTGAAGAAAGTAACCATCAAGTACGGTACCGAGGGGCTACGCCAAGACGTGACTCTCGGCTTCCGTGTAGCAGACTAAGATATGAGCCAAATAGCAAGACTTATCGGACAGCTCTCAGGCACAACTACCCCCGTGCTGAAGGCGTGCATTGTCACCGCTGTAGACCGCACCTCACGCAGTGTCGACTGTGAACCCTTGGACGAGGGTGCACCCATCCTCAGCTGTTCGCTCCAGGGAGACCAAGATGGAGAAGATGGCTTCCTGCTCCTCCCCAAGGTAGGGAGTTACGTCATCGTTGGACTCGTCGATGGGCAAGATGCTGGTGTCGTGCTTCTCACAGACGAGCTCGATGCTCTTGACGTCAAGATCGGTGACAGGACACTCAGCTTCACACCCGAGGGTATCGTCTTCAATGGTGGCAATCTCGGAGGTCTGATCAAGGTAGAGGAGCTGACCACGAAGCTCAACACCATCGAGCAGGACATCAACTCCCTCAAGCAAGCCCTCTCCACCTGGACACCTATCCCCTCTGATGGCGGTGCTGCCCTCAAGGCTGCCGTCACCTCGTGGGCAGGCAAGCAACTGCAGAAGAGCAAGCGCGGGGACTACGAAGACCCTAACGTCAAGCACTAACAAAATACCCACTCATCTCCTCATTCTATGTTAGGCATTCTTCTCTCTATCGACACAGGCGACTTAGACCTCTCTAAGGGGCGTCTTTCCCTTGGTGAGGTGCGCGAGCAGACAGCCGCCTTCCTCCTTGAGGCCGTCCCGGGGGAGTTCGGCGAATATCCGACGCTGGGGCTTGCCATCCGCAAGCATCTGGCGGGCCCAGGAGACCCGATGCTCCCAACCGCCACCATCAAGCAGATGCACTACTGTAGCATCCCCGCAGATCAATTCATTCAGACGCCTTCTGGCTACGAACTCACATTCAAGTAATTCACTATGCCTCGCTCTATCTCAGATATCCGTCGTGAAATAGCCGCTGCCTATATCGCTGACCCGACCGTCCAGCGCTCCTACAAGCTTGATCCGAGAAAGACCTATGATGAGCAGTTCAGCAAGGTCTCGTTGGAGAGCATTCTGTTCTGGGCCTTCGCCTCGGCGGTGTGGACCTTAGAGGCGCTCTTTGACAAGCACCGTACCGAGGTAGCTCAGATCGTCCGTGAAGCAGAGCCACACACCCTGCGCTGGTACGCGCAGCGTGCCAAGGCTTACCTCCATGGCCATGCCTTGCCTCCTTATAAAGATCGCTACGACCTCTCCACCATCACCCCCGAGGAGCAGGAGCGTGCCACCGTGGTGCGCTATGCCGTCGCCTCTGAGTACCAGGGCGTCGTGACCCTTAAGGTAGCAGGAGCAGACTCCAAGGGGGCTCCAGTTGTACTATCTGATAGCATTGTTACGCCACTTACTGCATATATGGCGATGATCAAAGATGCAGGTGTGCCTCTTCGTGTAGTGTCTTCTCCTGGAGATGAGCTGAAGCTGTCCTTGGTGGTCTATGTCTACCCAACACTGATGTCGTCTGATAAGCCTACAGAGTCACTCGACAAGGAAGTGCGATCTGTGATATATAGTAGCATATCAGGCTTGCCATTTGATGGCATATTCCGCACGTCGGATCTGGTCGTCGCCCTCTCAAAGGTACCGGGAGTCGAGGCTTCGACGATCTCGGAGGTATCAGCTCGTCCTTCTACCTATGATAGCTTCAGCTCTTTCAATGGATATCACCGCCCATCAGCTGGCTACTACAACCTCACCTCTCTCCAAATTAACTATAAGCCCTATGAGCCCTACACCTAACATCGAGTGGCGCAAGATCATCTCTGATTCGCTCCCGTCTTTCCTGCGAAAGCCCCTGCTTATCGCCTTGCTTCTGGCTGCTACCGCTCCGCTCCGAGCCCTGTATGATCTTGTTGAGCGAGCTATCCATGAGGATAGATATCGTCTTGATCATAATGGTCAGGTATGTAGCCTTCTCGGTATGCTCGAGGAGAAGTATCCCTCATCTCGAGGCATCCACTATCGCATTGAGGATATTGTTCCATCGGGACATTTCGTAGATACCTTCAGTGGTGTCCGTAGCGGATCTCCCGTCGCGCACCCTAATCGCTCCCCTAAGGTGCTTCGCGCATTCACAGGGTCTACCAATGTGGATAGATCGGGGTTTCGTGTGTATGTCCCCCGAGATGTGTATAACACGAGACTGTCTGACGTGATGTGGCTGGTTGAGCAGTATAAGCTGCCGACACGACGCCCTGTCTTTATCCCAACCGACAACTAATTAATCACCCCCTAATCACTATTTAATCTATGAATACAGCGAACTATCTCACGGCGGTAAACCGTGCGGGAGAGGCCGGCCACTATCCTCTCTCTACAGAGACTCTCGACTTCAATCAGCAGCAGATCATTCTACTCTCTCACCTCGCGAAGCTGTCAGGGTATAAGACGGTCATGCTCAAGACTCCGACAACTACAGAGACCGGTGTTGCGATCCTTTCCGGTGAGGTCGTGGACGTGGCCCGCTTATCTGCACCACTTGAGCCAAACACATCCTATAAGCTGGAGCTCAAGCAGACTACCGTAGATGTCTCCACTGCCGACGATGTGTATAAGGGTGCGCGGACTATGCGTGTCGCAACTCTGGTAAAGGGAGAGTATGGCTGGCTGAAGACCAACTCGCTCGGAGCACTCTTAGATGAGGTTGAGGATCTTGATAAAGTCTCAGATAAGATCTCTCGACTTGACGAGGCCATCGCTAAATCTTCGGACATTCGATCTAACTCTGTTGGCGTCCCTCTGTACGATGTCACAGACGGGCATTTTGAGGATGGCTTCCCTATGTATCATGTAGTAATCTTTCCAGAGTCATATACTGGGTGGCCTGGCGGAAATAGCCCCAAATACCCCTTCTACTATGGGAATCCAACCCATGAACTCAAGGGAGCTATCCTGAAGAGCCAAATCATCGATGCTTTTGGTGCTGGCCGTCCAGGTCTCGCACAAACACTCACCACTCGCCATGGCGTCGTCTATGAGCGATTCGTTGCTCCACAGTTTAGTAATGGTAAGTTCTCCACCGAGGCCTTAGAATCAGATATCCCGTGGCATGCACGCCCAAATTCTATCATCGGTACACTCTCTAAAACGAAGGGCGGTGAATGGGTGCGCTCTGGAATTATGCTATATGGCGATCTCATCTCACAAGGGACGACACTTAAGCTTCGTAATAATCGCCACTCGCTTCTGCGGCCAGAGAGATGTTGTCTACAGGTATCAGTCTCAATTCCTCAGTCGGGGCCAATGAGTAACGTCACTTGGTCGCTGACTCCTAACGATGGCCTTGAGCTCAACCTGCCAAGCTCTTTCTTTGATAACCAATTCACGAGCATCACGATCACGGCTATTGCGCTCCCGATCGCACAGCTTAAGTAACCATCAGCGCACTTGTAAAAGTAAAGCGGTGAAGCATTCTGTTGCTTCACCGCTCTTTCTATATTCAGGGAAATTCCGCTACAATTCGTTTTCCCATCTTGCCTCAGTTCGTTTCGTAAAACCCGCTGCATTTCGTTTTCCGCATTATAGACTCTATATATATATGCGAAGCAAAGCTCCTAATATAATAATATAATAGGTACGCGCGAGGGAGAGCGGGCAAATGCTCCGCCACACCCACCCGAAGCGAGGCTCATAGCCCAGGGAAAAGCCAGACGGCTGACCTCACAGCCTCGATTTATAGTATCTTCTCGATTTATAGTATCTTTACATACCCCTATCCCGCCCTACTTGCCCCGCACCACCAGCGGTGACGAAGTGGCGGGAAGTCCCTTTCGACAGCCCCACCCACGGGGCACTCTTCATCAAAAGACAAACCAACAATACAACCCCACAAGAATTATGA